CGGTAACTTCGATGTCTTTGAGAAAGCCTACGAGTGGTTCACCTACGGAGCGCGTACTCGTCTGATGCCGGGTGGACGGGTGGCAATTATTCAGACCCGCTGGCACTTGGACGACCTGACCGGGCGGGTGACTAAAGACATGGGGATGAACGAGAACTCGGATCAGTATGAGGTCATTGAGTTTCCGGCAATCCTTGAAACAAAACACACAGAAGTAGATGAAAACGGAGAGGAAGTAACAAAAATTAAAGAAAAGGCATTATGGCCTGAGTTCTTTGACCTCCCCGCTCTGTACCGCACTAAGGCCTCAATGCCACTGTTTCAGTGGAACGCCCAGTACCAGCAGTCCCCCACCTCGGAAGAGGCAGCTATTGTTAAACGGGAGTGGTGGCAGACCTGGGAGCGAGAGGCTCCGCCCAAGTGTGACTATTTAATAATGAGTCTGGACGCGGCGGCAGAAAGCCATAACCGTGCCGACTTCACTGCGCTTACGACGTGGGGAGTATGGCTAAACGAGGAGGCGGACGCCCACCACATCATCCTCCTTAACAGCATTAAAAAGCGCGTCGAGTTTCCTGAACTAAAGCAGCTTGCCTTAGACGCATTTAAAGAGTGGGAGCCGGATGCGTTCATCGTGGAGAAGAAGTCCTCTGGCACGGCGCTCTATCAGGAGCTGCGTCGGATGGGTCTGATCATCCAGGAGTACACCCCGCACCGTGGGTCTGGGGACAAGATGGCGCGACTTAATAGCGTAGCGGACATCGTACAGTCCGGGTTAGTATGGGTGCCGCAGACACGATGGGCCGAAGAGCTGGTCGAGGAGATCGCTGCTTTCCCATTTGGTCGCAATGACGACTTGGTGGACTCCACCGTGATGGCACTGATGAGATTTAGACAGGGTGGGTTTATCCGTTTGCCGACGGATGAGCCGGAAGAGACTTCATACTTTAAGGGCCGCAGGGACAGGCGCGGTTACTACATGTAAGGATTGATTATGGCAATTGAGAAAGCACTATACCAGGCTCCGGTGGGGATCGAGGAAGAAGTCGCAGATATGCCGGGAGAGGCCATCGAGATTGAGATTGAAGATCCAGAGTCGGTAAGTATTCGTGCCGATGGGATGGAGATTGAGATTGAACCCCAGGAGATGGGTGACACGGACTTCAACGCCAACCTGGCCGAGTTCATTCCCGAAGACGAGCTGACAAGTCTGGGTTCCGAGCTTATGGGAGAAGTCGAGGACGACGAGAACTCCCGCAAGGACTGGGCTGACATGCTGGTTAAAGGTCTTGAGGTGCTGGGTATCCGCCATGAAGATCGAACGGAACCCTGGAATGGCGCCTGTGGGATATTCTCAACCCTGCTTTCAGAAGCTGCAATTCGGTTCCAGTCCGAGACAATCATGGAGACATTCCCCGCTAAGGGGCCGGTGAAGACAAAGATCATCGGGCAGCCGAACAAGTACAAGGAAGAAGCTGCAGAGCGTGTCCAGCAGGACATGAACTACCAGCTGACTGAAGTAATGACGGAGTACCGCCCTGAGCACGAGCGCCTCCTCTACTCCTTGGGCTTGCAGGGTTCAGCATTTAAGAAGGTTTACTATGACCCCAGCCTTGGCCGTCAGATCTCTGTATTTGTTACCGCCGAAGATGTGATCGTGCCTTACGGTGCGTCAAACCTTGAGACCGCGCCGCGTGTAACCCACGTGATGCGTAAGACTAAGAATGAGTTAAAGCGTCTGATGGTTGCAGGCTTTTACCGCGACGTAGAGCTGGGTGAGCCGGTATTTATTCAGACAGACATTGAGAAGAAGAAAGCGGAAGAGGCAGGCTTTACGCTGACTTCGGATGACCGATACACGCTGCTTGAGATCCAAGTAGACCTAGACCTGCCAGGATACGAGGACAAGGATGGTATCGCACTCCCGTACATCGTTACGATTGATAAGGGGACGGGGACAGTCCTTGCCATTCGCAGGAATTGGGATCCAGAGGACGAACTCAAACTTAAGCGAACCCATTTCGTACACTATGGGTATATTCCCGGCTTTGGTTTTTACAACCTTGGTCTTATCCACATTATCGGTGGGTATGCTCGTGGCGGCACAATCCTCATTCGCCAGCTTGTTGACGCGGGCACGCTCTCAAACCTCCCAGGAGGACTGAAGGCACGAGGACTGCGAGTCAAGGGTGACGACACCCCGATTGCACCGGGTGAGTTCCGCGACGTGGATATCCCTGGCGGTGCGATCAAAGACAACATCATGACGCTCCCCTACAAGGAGCCGAGTCAGACACTACTTACATTACTGAACCAGATTAACGACGAGGCCCGCCGTCTAGCCTCAGTAGCAGACATGAAGATCTCCGACATGAGTGCTCAGGCACCGGTTGGAACAACTCTTGCACTTCTTGAGCGCCAGCTCAAAACCATGTCTGCTGTTCAAGCACGAGTACATCATGCGATGAAGCAGGAGTTCAAGCTCCTGAAGAACATCATCCGCGATTACACGGAGGACAGTTATGAATACGAACCAGAAGGCGCACCGCCAAGAGCAAAGAAAGGTGATTACGACCTTGTTGAGGTCATCCCAGTCTCTGATCCTAACGCCGCCACTATGGCGCAGCGAGTTGTCCAGTATCAAGCGGTTATTCAGCTGGCTCAATCCGCGCCACAGATTTACGACCTTCCTGCTCTACACCGCCAGATGCTTGACGTCCTTGGCATTAAAGATGCAGCAAAGCTCGTCCCGACCATAGATGATCAGACACCGAAAGATCCTGTGTCGGAGAACATGAATGCACTGAAGGGTTCGCCGCTCAAAGCGTTCATTTATCAGGATCACGACGCACACATCGCAGTGCATACGACCATGATGCAGGATCCGAAGATCATGGCAGCAATTGGGCAAAGCCCGATGGCTCAGCAGATCCAGGCTTCACTGATGGCACACATCGCAGAACACTTAGGCTTCCAGTATCGCCGTGAGATCGAGAAGACCCTGGGTGTACCGCTGCCCCCGCCGGAAGAGAAGCTGCCCGAAGATGTGGAGGTTCACCTTTCGCAGCTGGTGGCACAAGCATCTGCCCAACTTCTCCAAAAGGATCAAGCCGAAGCTGCCGCACAGCAGGCTCAACAACAGATGCAGGATCCGCTGGTTCAGATGCAGCAGGCAGAACTTCAGATCAAGGCTCAGCAAGTTCAGGGCAAGATTCAGAAGGATCAGGCAGAACTGCAGCTCAAGGCAGCACAGCAGGATATCGAACGTCAGCGCATCGAGGCAGAAACCAAGCGCGAGGCTATGCGCTTAGCTGCAAAAGAGCGTGGCGAGGACAAGAAGGCGCAAACGGAAATACTCAAGGAAACACTCAAACCGAAAGGCTAATACATGGACACGAGAGTGCTAGAAACAATTTCCTCTCAGATCAGCGAACAAGTTACGGTAATACAAGAACATCTTGGTACTGGGTTAGCAAAGGATTACGCCGAGTACCGAGAATTGTGCGGGCGGTTACACGGTCTTCTTCTCGCACAGCGCATTACCAAAGACCTGCAACGTAACTTGGAGCATGAAGATGAGTGAAATCTTGATCGGGCAAGATCCCGACAAGCCAATGGAGGCTACGGTTTTACCGGAGACGCCAGAAGAAAAAGCAAAGCAGCTTCCTAAACCGATGGGGTATAAGATCTTGGTCTGTATCCCAGACATCGAAGAGAAGTACGAGAGCGGTCTGCTTAAGGCAGATACCGTCGTTCGGTATGAAGAACTGCTTACCAACGTCTTGTTCGTAGTAGAGCTTGGCCCAGACTGCTACAAGGACAAGGATAGGTTCCCCAACGGCCCGTGGTGTCAGAAGGGGGATTTTGTACTGGTACGGGCTAATACTGGCACCCGCGTCAAGATTCATGGCCGGGAATTCCGTTTGATTAACGATGATTCCGTGGAAGCCGTGGTGGAAGATCCCCGTGGTATTTCGCGTGCTTAAGGAGTGAAAAATGGCAGAAATCGAAAAAACAGAGTTTGAATTTCCTGATGAGAAAGAAGAAAAGCAGGCTCAGGAAGAGAAGGTAAACGAGGTTCAGGCAGCTGAAGCCGAGGCCGAAGAGGATATTGAGGTCGTTGACGATACCCCGGAAGAGGATCGTGGACGTGCACCCCTGAAGAATCCGCCAGAGGATGTCACAGAAGAGGAGCTAAACCAATATACTGATAATGTTCGTAAGCGTTTACAACATTTTAGTAGAGGTTACCACGACGAGCGCCGTCGTGCGGAAGCTGCTCTGCGTGAGAAGGAAGAGGCTTTAAAGCTCGCCCAGTCCATTATTGAAGAGAACAAGCGCCTTAAAGGTTCTTTGAATAAAGGTCAGGAAGCGCTCCTTAATCAGGCAAAGATTTCCGTAGGACTGGAGATCGAGCAGGCCAAGAAAGCATACCGGGAGGCGTATGACGCCGGGGATGCTGATGCGCTTGTCGCCGCTCAGGACGCTTTAACAGCAGCTAAGATTAAAGCTGACCGGATCGAATCATTTACTCCTAATACTTTACAAGAGGAAGAAAAAGGAGTAGAAACACAATCAACCGTCCAAGCTCCTGCCCCAGATCCCCGTGCTGTTGAGTGGCAACGCCAAAACCGGTGGTTCGGACAGGATGAGGAAATGACTAGCTTCGCGCTTGGATTGCATCAGAAGCTAATGCGTATGGGTGTAGACCCAAGAAGTGATGAGTACTACGAGCGACTTAACTCTCGTATGCGACAAGTCTTCCCGGAGAGTTTCGACTCAACGGATGATACCGAGAAGGTTGAAAAACCAACTCGTGCTAAAGCTAGCGTGGTAGCGCCTGCAACCCGCAGCACAGCCGCTAAAAAGGTTGTGTTAACACAAACGCAGGTCAACATCGCCAAGCGGCTTGGTGTTCCATTGGAACTCTATGCCAAAAAGGTTGCAGAGGAAGCGAGGAAACAAAATGGCTGAGAACAGACTTAATCGTGATTTAGAAAAACGTGAAACAACTGAGCGTGTAAAGAGCTGGGCACCGCCCACGCTTTTGCCTGTCCCTGCTCCGCAGGACGGATATTCGTTCCGTTGGATTCGTATTTCTACACTGAATCAACCTGATCCCACCAATATTTCCGGAAAGCTCCGCGAGGGTTGGGAACCCGTCAGGGCATCTGACCACCCTGAACTTCAGTTATTCGGTATGGATACATCTGACAAGTTCAAAGACAACGTAGTTGTAGGTGGTTTGATGCTTTGCAAGACCCCGACAGAATTGGTCAAACAACGGAATGCGTTTTACCAACAGCAAACCGACAATCAGACCCAGTCTGTTGATAATCACTTTATGCGCCAGAATGACCCCCGGATGCCCCTCTATTCAGAGCGGAAGTCCTCGGTAAGTTTTGGTAAAGGCTCATAACTTTTTGAACGAGGTTTAACATGGCATATCCTTCTGTTACAGCCCCCTACGGGCTGGAGCCGATCAATCTGATCGGTGGACAGGTGTTTGCTGGCTCGACCCGTCTGATCCCGATTGCTTCTGGCTCCGGCACCGCTATTTTTTATGGTGACGTCGTAGTTGTGAACAGCACCGGTACCCTGACGAAAGTCTCTGCTACAAACTCCTCTTTCTCCGCTGTTGGTGTATTTCTGGGCTGCCAGTTCACCAACCCCACAACCAAACAACTGCTCCAGCAGCAGTACTACCCCGGCGGCATTTCCGCTTCGGACATCAAAGCATTCGTGCTGGATGATCCGGATGCCCTGTTTAAGGTAGCTACCGTTTCTTCGGGAACGACTATTGGCTATCTGACCCAGGCTGCTGTTGGTCAAAACGTTGCCTACGTGCCGAACGCTTCTGACGGTTCGACCACTTCTGGTGACTCTGCTGCGGCTGTTCTGGCTACCGCTGACACTGAGACGGCCCTGCCGTTCAAAGTGATTGACGTGGTGCCTGAGACCGCAATCGCTGGTTACCCCGGTTCTTATACCGAGGTGATTGTTAAGTTCAACTTCGGAATTCACCAGTACTACAATGCTGGCGGTTCCCAAGTGTCGGCATAAGGAGCATATTTAAATGGCTATTTCTCGCGCACAACTACTGAAAGAGCTGCTCCCTGGCCTGAACGCATTGTTTGGTCTTGAGTATGCTCGCTACGGCGAAGAGCACAAGGAAATCTACGAAACTGAGACTTCCGAGCGTTCTTTTGAAGAAGAAACCAAGCTGTCTGGCTTCTCCGCTGCACCGGTCAAAAACGAAGGCGCTGCCATCGCGTATGACAATGCACAGGAAGCATTTACGGCTCGCTACAACCACGAAACCATCGCTTTGGGTTTCTCGATCACCGAAGAGGCAATCGAGGACAACCTGTACGACAGCCTGTCGTCCCGGTACACCAAGGCCCTGGCCCGTGCTATGGCTTATACCAAACAAGTTAAAGCCGCTAACGTTATCAACAACGGCTTCTCCGCTAACTACCTCGGTGGTGACGGAAAATCCTTGTTTGCTACCGACCATCCCCTGGTTTCTGGTGGTGTTAACTCCAACGAGCCTGCCACCCCGGCTGACCTGAACGAGACTTCTCTTGAGTCTGCTGTTATTCAGATCGCTGGCTGGACGGATGAGCGTGGTCTGCTGATTGCTGCAAAACCCCGCAAGCTGATTGTTCCCCCGAACCTCATGTTCGTGGCAACTCGTCTGCTTGAGACGGAATTGCGCGTTGCAACAGCCGACAACGACATCAACGCTCTGAAGAACAACGGTTCGATCCCTGAAGGTTACACAGTTAACCACTTCTTGACGGATACGAACGGTTGGTATCTGACGACTGACGTTCCCAACGGCATGAAGCACTTCGTTCGTACCCCGATGCAGACCGGCATGGATGGTGATTTCGACACCGGCAACGTCCGTTACAAAGCCCGTGAGCGTTATAGCTTCGGCTGGTCGGATCCACTGGGTATGTTCGGTTCACCGGGCGCTGCCTAAGCAGTACAAGGCTTCTAGCCTACTAAGCCACCCTTCGGGGTGGCTTTTTTATTTTTCTTTTGGTTTAAAAATTTGTGTACAATGTTTCCTGTTACTAAGTCACAGGAGACAAAAATGGAATACCCAAAGACCAGAGCTGAAGCAAAAGCTGTTGGCGCCAAGTATTACTTCACCGGGGAACCCTGTAAGCACGGCCACATAGCTTTACGAAAAACCAAAGGCGTATGTGTTGAATGTTTAAAGGTTGAGTGGAAACAGTCTGCAGAAAAACGCGCTGCCTACTTTGTGCAGTACAACAAAAAAGAAGAGGTAAAAGAACGGAAGCACGCCTGGTATAC